GACCTATGTTGCTCTGGAAAGGCGTTGTAGTAGGGCTGATATCAGAGATTAAATCACTGAGATCCTCCCTAATGCCTTTCGCTTGGTAGGTTTCAAATGTATTAGCGACTACTGCCATGATTCTAAGTCTCCGTGTTATTCCGCCAAAATGTCAGCAAACAGGGCCGCAGCGTCACCGACCTTTCCGGTCTTTTTTAGCTGTGCCCTCTTCGCTTTCACCTGACGGGAGCGTACCCGGCGGGATGTCTCTTGATTACCGCCTTTGACGCTGCCGATTTTAGATTTGGCCGCTTTGATCTTGTCGCCATTCGTGAGTTCGTTATAGCGCATCGCATCGCGTAACACGATCAATGCCCTATGGTCGTAAAGCGTGTTGAGTTCGTCATCGCTGAACCCAATCGCCCTACCGAACTCGACCAGCTTACGCTGTTCGTTGGCCTGTAGATCGCCGTCAGCCCACTCGGGAATTTTCTCCAACACCAGATTTTGCTCGACTACCAGATGGTCTTGCAGTTTCTTGTTGTTTTCACCGTCAAGAAGTTGTTGCATACGCATCTGTTCGGCTTGGACCGCCTGTATCTCACTGGCCTTCTGTCGCTCGAGTTCCTTGAGCTTCAGCCACTGGACCGGATTCTCTCGTTCAAGAGCGTCCCAATCCAGATTCGCCGGTTTGCTGGCGTCCTGCATCTGCTGGTGAAGTTGGGTTAGTACCTGCTGGTATTGCTGGTACGTCTGCCGTAGAGCCTGTTGCTCCTCACCGAAACCTTGACGTTGCTGTGCAAGCTCCTGGCTCTTTTTCGTGTATGTAGCGTAGCGATGGTATCCGGCGATGAGTTCGTCCAGCGGCACATCTTCGGGCTTACCGTCAACAGTGACGGTAAACGTCTGAGATTCGCTGTCGAGTTGTTCGTCGTCCAGTTCGTCATCGTACTGCTCATCCACCACCGAGTCATCGGCTAACTCGGCATCCTGCTGCTCTACATCCAAAGAATCCGTCGAAGGCTGCTCTTCCTGGGAAGAATCTTCTTCGGGTTGCTCTTCGGTCCCGGTGAGCATTTGACCAAAAGTATCTTGAATATCGCCCATTGAGCGTGGGCCAGCTTCTTTTGTACCGGCTTCGCTCATTATTTCTGTCCTCTTTTAGGCTTGCTGCGTGATTGATCCATCGTCCAATCTGCGACCAATGTTCGCAACTCACGCAGTATTTCGTCAATAGCGCGACTCTGGTGGTACAAGCTCTCACGCGCATCAGCCTCACCGAAATCGGTCAGGTTCCACTGGGCGAGGATGCTTTCTCTGGCGGTGTGGATAACCTCCACAAATACCTCGTCATCAAGGATTTCCTTGGCGCGGCGTCCTTTCTGCTCGTTGGTCAGTTCCACTATAGCCCTTCCTTGAGACTCGCCTTCAGCACCTCAAGATCGACATCGTTCTGGAATTTCTCTTCTGCCTGGAACTCGCGGATCGCCAGATCGCCAGCGATCCTAGCACTCTCGCGCTGGTCTAGTTGCTGCTGTTTCATAGCCGCAAGCTGGAGTTTCTGTTGTTCGATCTGCGCCCGTACCTGGATATCGGCCATCTGCGCCTGGAGCAGCATCTCTTCCGGTGACGGTTTCGGCGGCTCCTGCGAAGGCGGCGGCTCGTAATCCAGCGGCAACGGCTTGAAGAACTGGTTGGAATCGGGATAGCCACTGATCTCGAGCATCTTGGACAGAGTATTACGGAACTGTCCGAGCCCGACCAGGGGATTACTCGGCCCCAACTTCTCAAGCACTTCCTTCTGTTGCAGCACCACTTGGTTCAGCACACCGATCCGTTCGTCGGTCGTACCGACACCCAGCCCGACACTCACGCTGCAATCCATAGTCGAATCCCAGACACGCGGATCAATCGGCACCCATTCGTCGCGCAACCGAACGATTCGCTCCCGATCCTGATGCGTGATGACGAGCTTGAGTACGCCCTTGAACATCCTCTTGAAGCTGTCGGCAAACAGTCGCGCCATCATCTCCAGATGTTGTTCGGCACCCTTAATCGTCGCAGTCACGGCAACCCTGGTAGTCGATTGCAGCACATCGGGGTCCAGCCCCTGTGATGCGGCAGTCTGGCCGGTACGAGATTCTTTCATGCTGTCGAGATACTGGATCATCGGGAACGCATCTTTGCCCAGGAACGGCACATCCAACTGCTGCACCATATTGGGCTGGCGCATCCTGATGATGCTGCCGACTTCGGGATTCAGAACATCGTCTATGTTGACCATGCCCTCGACCACGCCGGTCCGGGGATACAGCGCAAACGAGAGTGAGTCGAGCATCCCACGCAGCACCGCACTTTTAACGCGCTGGATGTCTTTCGTCAGGTCAGCGATATCGCTACCGAAGAAAACGTGAGGTTCGGGGTCGCAACTGAACATCGCGAACGGAATCGAATCCGCTGGCTCGTTGTTCACGACCTCGTAGTTGTCACCAATCGTGCAAATACGCCTTAGTTCGGCTATCCCGTCACCGTCATAGTCGATGTGGCACCACGCCTCGACGTACAGAACGCGCCTACGTTCGGCAGCCGACACGGGACCAGGCATCTCGGTATTGGAGTAACGGGCCGTGTATTCGTCACTATCAACGAACGCAAACTCGTCGGACAGGTGATCGTCGAGTAAATCGCGATCATATCCTAGTGCGACTAAGTCCGATACGGTCGCCATCGTGCGGTGGCCTACTACCTGTGCATCGTCTAGCGAGGTAGCAGCCGCATCCACGAAGAATTCTTCGGGCGGCATCGTTTCGATCTTGACCTGATTGCGCTCTCGTTTGCGCTTGATCTCGACATCATAGACTTGCGGGGTAGGCTGGCCCTGCGCCTCCATCTGCTGGATCTGTTCCGGCGATATGCCAGTTGCCGGTCGTCCTTCGACCGATACGGCTTCGACGCCCTCTTCTTGTAGGATCAGGCCGAGCGCACCTTCGTCCAGGCCCTCAAAGGTGTGGGTATGCACTTCGATGCTATCGTCCCACCACCATTTGACGAAACCACCTTTATTCATCAGCGCGTCCTTGAACACGCTGTAGAATATGCCTATCGCGTCGTTGTCCTGCCTGACGATGTAATTCAGGTAGTCAGTCGCCTGTTCGCTCATCGCCATATCATCAGCGGTGCGCGGTACGAACTCGACCACCTTCTCGGAGCCGAAGAACACGCGCATCATGGATGGCAACACGGCCTGTACGCTGTCGCGAACATCACGACTGACTACCTGGGAACGACCATCGACCTCATTACCGAACGGGTCGCCCCGATAGTATTTGGTCGATTCTGCCCTGATCGGGCTGATGTCGTCGTCGATGTACTGGATCGCGTCGGAAATGTAGGAGGCGACCACTGCTTGCAGGTCGGCCTCACTCATCCCTACGCCAGCTTCGGTTTCAGCTTCGTCTATGTAAGCCAATATCTCAGCATCCCGAAAAGTTCACACCAAACCCGGCGGCCCAGGGGCACCGTTCGACCCCGAAGGAGGTACCGGGGCAAACCGTAGAAGCTGTGGTTGTTTAAGCAAGCCCATAAGACCACCACAATCTTGTCAGGCTAACCCCCTAGACCACCCCCACTAGATTCCGCTTAATCTTACCCGTGTGACTACCCGCTCGTCCACCCATCGCCATCCCGGCATCGGACGCGAACGTCAGAACGAACGCATCCGCACTGTCGGGTGAGGCAACGCCCCTGCGCTTCAGATCGGCTTTAGCTTCGATCTTAACTCTGCCGCTAGATGTATAGTTGTAGCGCACGGTAGTCAATTCTGTTTTCAGCAACTCGTCTTTCGGCAACCTGACATCGCGGCCTTCCAGCCAGCTTTTCGCCTTGTACCAGAGTTCGGCACGAAGGTTCAGATAATGTTGACCCATCGCCGGACTTTCGCTGACGTTGATCGCGTAGGCTGGCAACCCAAGCTCACGCAGTCTGTCGGCCACACCAGCACCTAACCCGATAGCGTCCACGAAAATTTCAACAGGCTTATCCGTACTCGAGTCGTATTCGGCTTTGATCGCGCCGGTCAATTGCATCGTGTCCATATTGCGCCACAGCCTGATCGACTCGGTGATAGCGTTTCCTTTTCGCTTACAAAGCGCGGATGCATCTGCACCGAACCGTGCGACATCGACGCCCCATATCGTGGGTCCGAACTGAGTCGGTTCTATGTCTCGGCTGATCGCGTCAGCCACCAGATCCTGGGGTATAACCGTATCGTCATCACCTCTCGGAAACTCGCCAAGCACACGAACGCGGTAGGTGTTCGATTCCTCACCGTAGCGCAGCCGACATTCTTCGATGTATTCGTCTGATACACGCCCGGAATCCTCACACGATATGTGGAAAGTTTTCCACCGATCAGCGAGTTTGTGGAAAGTATCGTAGAAATAGCCGGTACTTCTGATCGGGTTACCGGCCAACACCATCGAAGCGTGGTGCGCCGACATCGAGCCACCGGCAGCCTCGTAGACTTGTTCGGGTACACCGCTCGCCTCATCGCAGATAAGAAGAACGTGATCGGCGTGTACGCCCTGCAACGCATCCGGCTGTTCGGCCCGACTCGTTTTCGCTGATATAAAGTTGCGTTCCGGGTCGGCGATCAATTCTATGCGGTCGGATTTGACGTTGAACAGATCGCGGAAACCGGGAGGCGCTTGTTTCAGCCAGGATTTCGCTTCGGGCAATAGTGCATCATGCAACTGCGCCGACGTAGGGGCGGTGATCACTACCTTTGCGTGGTAATGCGTACCGATCCACCAGAGCGCGAGCCATGACAGACAACTCGTTTTGCCTACACCGTGGCCTGACCTGATGCTGATCCCACGATTCTCTTCCGCTACCGCAGCCATGACTTCGGATTGCCACGCATCGGGCTTGGCACCGAGCATCCCCTCCACGAACAGAGTCGGATCTGCTCGCATCTCTTCGATGGACGCTTCGTAGTTCACCGTTTGCGCTTGGGGTAGCCGGTATGCCTGTCGTTTTTCTTGAGCGCGGCGAGATGTT